TACTGGTAGAGGTTGCGGTACTGCCACCAGGGCATGAACCCGAGCAGCATCTCGTCGTTGTAGTTCTGCCCGGCCGTCGACACCCGGAAGCTGTCACGCTTCCAGTTGCCAAGGATGGGCGTGCCAGACGAGGTGCCATCGCTCGTGGCCTCGGCCTGCTGGGGCGTGTAGTTCGCCTGGTTGGCCACCGTGTTGAACTCGCCACCGAAACGCAGGAACTCCCAGTCCGGGTGCTCCGACTGGATGCGGACCCATTCGTTGGCGACCCAGTTTTTGAACCGGGTCGACTCGGCCGAGATCGTGCCCTGCAGCGTGGCGAGATCACTACCAGCCACGCCCGCTTCCGAGCGAGCCAGGTTGACGAGCTGCAGGTAGTTCACGTCAGCTGCCTTCCATCGGGCGCCAGGCCGCGCTGCAGGCGCCGGGTGACCGTCGCCATATTCACCCCCAAATGCTCCGCCCACTCTCTGCGAGAAAGGGACTGACCGTGCGCGACTATCTTCGGAGCACGCGCTCTGTTCGTTTGAGACTGCTTTAGCTTGTCTTCCTCTGTGCGAACTTTCCCTCGGTGCTTAGCCCCGATCTTTTCGCGAGTAGACAGACTTACTTGACGCCCGCGCAACGCCTGGCTGATCTTGAATCGAGCGTCCAAGTTCAATCGGCGCCCTCGACTCGATTCTGAAATGCGGCGTCGCGTCTCTTTTGTCGCCACTTTGCCCTTGTGAACTTCCGACACACGGCGGCGAAAGTCCAAACTACGAGAAACGCCAGAGGCGCCTTCTCCGCCGCATGTCAAGTTGCACAACGCAATGCCCATGTCTTTCATCGCCGCTATGAGAACCTTTTCATGTTCAAACGCGGACGCCTCGTCTGGCCAGTTGGCCAGAATCTTGACTGCGTACCCGTGCTTGGCAGCGACGTTTTTCCACATTCGATTGCGGTTCTTGCTGCTCCACGCCCGCGAACCTTTACCTTTGCCAATGTAAAACGGACGCCCGTCGCCTTCGCGGACGTGCATGTACGTGTAGTACGACCCGTTCGACATGACTCAGCTCGGCTCCGCCATGATGTTGGCCAGCCAGGCGGCGCCTTTCGGGTTCTTGTCTTCAAGGACAGTAAACGGGTATGCGAAACCGGTGTGGCCCCGCAGCGAGCCCATGTCAATCTGACCGGTGTAACCCTCGGGCACGCTTTGCAGCCACCGCGTTTCCTTCATCCGCGCCAAGACCTCCAGCACTTTTCGCTTGACGCGAGTCGGGTTGTTGCGCGCAATGACCACCGGCCTGTCACCGTTGACGCTGATGACAGCGTACGGCGGCGCGTTGGGGTCCGTGGTCGGCATGATCACGACAGTGACGTCCTCGTGCATGAACTTCTCGTCGGAGGCAGCGGACGCGAGGTCAGTCTGCGAGACCAGCTGGATGTCCGGCTGGTCGTCCTCGACCTTGACGCCTTGCTCAATGAGGCCTTCGATGTGAGCGGATTTCTTTGCCATGGTGGGCTGCTTTCAGGTGGTTGACGAAGAAGGGCCCCCGCCCCCGCAAGGCAGTGGCAGAGGCCCCCAAAGCCGAAGACCGATCAGGTCGTCAGCAACGGCTGGTTGCGCAGCTGGCAGAGGTTGCGCACGGTGATCGAAGCGATACCGGTCGCGTTCCAGTTGCTGGAGCCGAAGGTCCAGGTGCCCGAGGTCGTCGAGCCAGCCTGAACGGTGTGGGCCGCAAAGGGCGTCACGTTGCCCGGGATCGCCGGCAGCGGGCACACGGTGGAGTTGGCCGAAGTGTCGGTCCAGTCCACGATCGGGCCGGCGTACACGCTGAACGTGCCGCCAGAGTTGACCGCCCACACGATCGCGCGAGCCTTGTTGGCCGTCAGGGTGATAGCCGCGCCGGTGTTGCCATCGGTCGTGGGGGTCGTGCCGCCGGACACCAGGGCCTTGGCGAAGCAGTCACCGTTCAGCGCGAAGCCGAAGGCGCTGGAGCTGTAGGTCGTGGCAGCGCCGGACAAGCCGGTCAGAGCCGCGCCCGCGGTGGCCACAGCGAAGACCGCAGTCAGCGAAGAGCCTTGCTCGAGGTTGTATGACATGTTTCAGATTCCTTTCAGGGTCAGACCAGCTTGAAGACCACGAACTCGTACGTGGCACTGGCCGGGTCAACAGGGGACGCCGTGATGTTCATCGCGCGGACGGTGATCGTGTTAGCCGCCGACACACGAGCATCGAAGACGATGCCCGCGTCGACGGTTGCCGGCAGGCCGAGGGCGACGATGTCGCCGACCGAAGCGCCCGGGCAAGTCACGGTCAGGGTCTGGGTGCCAGCCGCGGAGACGGACGGGAAGTCCAGCGTCGTGATGACAGCCAAAGTCCGCGTGATCGGGCTGCCGTCGTTGAGGAGGGAGTACAGAGCGTTGTTCGACATGGATGATTTCCTTTTGGTTGTTGACGCCCTGAGCGAACTCAGGGCGTCAATTCATCCATCAGAGGGCCGTCACGCCGCACTCGATACGAGCCATCCAGGCCTCGTTGAGTCGCACCGCGGCGAACCAGGTGCTGGCGCCCACGTAGCCAAACTGGCCCAGCGGGTTGGCGTGGTTGATGTCGCCCGACTTCAGCACGCGCGGGGTGATCGCGTTCATGCCCTTCAGAGCGACCTGACCCCAGCAGTCTTCGCCGATCACCAGGAACGGGTAGACGTCGACGTTGGAGGCGCCAACCGACAGGCAGCCGTTCAGCGTGGCCGAGCCGGCAGCCGCGAAGGAGGCCAGCAGCGGGGACTTGATGAAGCGGAAGTCCTCGCAGGCGCCGATCTCGTTGTCGTGGATGGGCTTGAAGGTGCCGTACTCTTCGACCTTGGTGAAGCCAGGCAGGTTGCGGATGTCAGCCACGGCGTCCGTATGCACGAACACGATGTAGGCCGGCTGAACCGCACGGGTGCCGAAGTTCACGCCAGGGGCCAGACGGGAGGTCACGCGCTTGGCGCGGTTGCTCTCCAGCGTACGGGCCGCACGACGCAGGGCGTTCAGGCTGATCGGGGTGTTGACCGACGCGCGGCTGGAGCCGTTGGCGTAGATCACCGTGGAGCCAGCCTTCAGCACGCCGTAGCGCACCAGCTCGAGCACCTCGGCCATCGTCTCGCCCACCAGCTTGACCATCTCGCCGGGGACGTCGTCTTCGTACAGCAGCTCGACCTTGGAGCTGAACTTGTACAGCAGACCGTACTGCTGCAGCGTGACGGTGACGTCCTGGAAGTTGATCGTGTTGGCGTTCGGCGTAGCGCCCTCGCCCAGCACGAAGCTGGTGGGGGTCACGCTCGGAGTGCCCACGTAGCGAGCGCTGTTCTCGATCGTGGTGCCCGAGGTCGAAGCGCCGAAGGGCAGCGTGCGGCGGAACACCAGGGTGTCGGTCGCGTTCTGGGGCATCTGGCGTTGCGTGCCGAAGTCACCGAGGACGGTGATCGGCTGGGCGTGAGCCAGCATGTCTTGTGCGGCGCGGATGAGGTTTCGCGACGCAACGGTGCTGTAACTTTGCAGTGCCATGGTTCAGTTCCTTTCGTTTAGGCCGGGGAGCGTTCTCGCTCCCTGGCCATGTATTCCCACTGTTCGGCGAGGCTCATGTCATCGAATGTCTTCGTGACCTTCGCCGCAGCGCCGGGCTTCGCCGTGACGGCCGCAGCGAGCTTGTTCTGGCGCTCCTGCTTGACGTCAGCGACTGGTTTGACCTTGTCCGCGTGGAACCTGTCCAGCATGTCGATGGCATCGAATCCATCCTTGCTGCTGGCCAGGGCCTGCACTTCCGGTGTCTGCACCTGGAACCAATTGGCGAACTCGGGCGTGTTCACGTCCTTGCGCCATTCCTTGTGCTTCACCGAGACCAAGGCCTCGTTGAATTTCTTCTCGAGCTGAGCGTTGGTCGCCTCAGTGCGTTGAGACACGATCTGCTCGATCTGCTCTGAAGTGAGACCTGCCCCACCCAGCTGACCGAGCCGCGCCTCGACGTACGCGGTAATACCTTCACCCCACTCGGGGAAGTCCTGCTTCAGCGCTGCCCACTT